TCTTGATAATAAAGATTTTTTTTGTTTTTTTATGACTTTTTCTTTTTTTACGATATGTCTTATTGTATTTTCTTTTTGTATGTTTCATATAATTTATAGATATATAATAATTATTTATTTATAAATTAAATTACACTAAAGTATCGCTTTTTTGTGATTCAATAATTTTCAGTAAAATATGCATTTCCAACTTGTCTTTTAAGTTATCAATAATTTCACTATCAAGAGCATCTCTGTTGTTTATTCTATAAAATGTCGTTTTAAACTCTGATACAATTTTATTATTTTTTTCTTCAAGTTTCTTACTAGCAAATTCTTTACTATTTTGTAAATTAATCACTTCTTGAATCCTTTTATTGGTATTTTCTTCATTATACCAATGGTTTCTATAATTATCAGTAGATATAAGAACATCACATATTTCTGGTTTAATAATTTTCAAGTAGTTGTCTGATTTTTTAAAAGAGTCTTTAAAAAGAGTAATTATTTTTTCTGGAATCACTGGACTGGTTTCCATAAGACGATCAAATTCTTCTTTACATAACTTCAACATTTGGGTAGCGTGTATTCTCTCGCTGGGATGTTTGGCAATTTCAATTTTGATATTGCGGTAGAATTTATCCCATGCAATACTGCTTACTCTATGGGCTTCGTTCAACTGTGTAATTTTTAAAAATTGTTGAATCGTTGTTATAATACCGGCTAAAATATTAAAACCACCAACAACCATTACATAATAACTCTGATACGCCAACGGAACTCTCTCTTGTGCAAAGTTGGCAGTTCCGGTTAAGGTGGAAATAACAATCACCGGTATAGTATACCAAGCGTTTAACGTAGAGTATAACATATTTGAACGAGAATGTAACCATCTATAACACATGGCTTTATCTGCCCATTCAATCAAGATTTGTTCGTGTTCAATAGTCCATTCAACTTCTTTGCCTATGGCAATGAGAGAAGTTTCTTTTTCTTCAGTAGTTTCTTCCATATATATTTTTTTTAAAAAAATAAACGCAAAATTAATAATTTTTGATTTATATTAATATTCACATAATATAAAGAATGGAACAACAAATCAACGAACTAAAGACGACGTTTCATAAAATAGTTGGACTAAAAAATGACAACGATAAAAAAATGGCAATGTTAGATTCAAAAACGAAACATTTGAAAAATATTTATAATGACTTTATAAGGTATAACAATGAAATATTATGTGTATTTAGTTTGGACTCGCTACATTTTCAAGCAAAAGTAATAGATATAGAGTACGATGATATGAAACGCTTATTTTCGTGTATTTTAAATAGAATGTATTGTGAGTTCTTTAAACTGTACAAAATTATAACAGAATACATTAAAACAAGTATTACCGATAAAAAAATAAAAGAGTTATTAAATATTCACAACCAATATCCAGTATATAAAGATTTAGAACCATACAAGGTATACGAATTTGAAACAATAGAAAGTATTCACGCGGTAGTATTGGAATTGTTGGTTTCTCTCGTTAATCTGTATTTGACAAAAGAAGATGAGTTAAAAAAATACCAAAATAAAAACAAAGTGGGCTTTAATATTGATAATTTTGTAAACACAATAATGTTTAATAACATAATGTTAAGAGAGAAAATACATTTGTTTATAAACTATTTTACATTTTTCCACAAGTTACAGATAAAGTATTTAACACGATATACTGATAAATTGGAGTTAGTTATTTCCCAACTAGATAGCGATATTGATTTTGAGGAAAAAAAAGACTCAATAGAAGAACCCGAGATGGTTGTAGAAGAATATAAAAACAAAAACGTAGTTGAAAAATATGAAACGCCAGTATACGAAGTAGAGTATAACAGTGACATGTCTTCTTTAGATGGTACCCTAGATGTGATGGATAATCCTTCAGAAATTTCAAACTCAAAAAGAAAAAAGTATCTGGCCAAAAAGAAACGTCTTCAACAAAAAAAAATAGAAAGTAAAAAGGCACTTGACGAAACATTAGTAGAAGAAGAAAAAATACAAGAAGAAAATATTGAGTTAATTGTTGAAGAAACACCTAGCGTGACGGTTGATAATAATGATGATGTTCTTTAAGTTGTTTTTTAATTATAATAAAAATTGAACTAAAGATAAATTAATATATTAATATAACCAATATAAAAAGAAAATGGAAAAGCGTATAAACAAAAAGATTGAAATATATACTACTGCCTTCAAGGAGAAGATTCTTGAGCGGTCGTCTCAGTTGGGGATTAAAGATGAACAGTTAAATAGTTTAATGCAGTATATTTATGATTATGAGCGTCTTTCTTTAAACAAGGACGACTTTTTAAAGAGAAAGCGTGTTAAAAATGTAGTGCCATATTTTGACAGATGTTGTGCAAAAAGGGCAAGTTCGGAACAGTGTACCCGACGAAAAAAAGAGGGGTGTGAGTATTGTGGAACTCATATGAAAGGAACTCCTCACGGACTGGTAGAAAATGAAGAAAATAAACAAACAACACAAAAAATAGAAGTTTGGGCGCAAGAAATATTAGGAATTGTTTACTATATTGACAAGTTTGGAAATGTTTACCAAGCAGAAGATGTTGTTAATAATAAAACCAATCCAAAAGTGATTGCAAAATATGTAAAAAATGGAGACGTCTTTTCCATACCCAAATTCGGAATTTAACGTAAAATATATTTTGAGATTTTATGATATAAAAATCCAACCAATGTAAAGTTTATCTACGTGTTCCCTTGTTTTTTCCATATTATTTCCGTATGCACGATAAATTTCTTTTACGTGTAAAAATCTAGCAAAAAATCCAAAAAACATTATTAATAGTAACGACACTGTAATACGGTAGTTGCAAATGTTTGACAGAATTTTACCAAAGAATACATAGGACGCTAAGTTGAAAAATCCTAAATAAATAACAGTGTGAAAAAAAACAGATAGTATTATGTTTGTAAAAATATTTTTAGTAAATAAATCTCTAAATAATAATTTAGGATTTGTTGTTTGTAAATATAAAGTTGTAAACATTATATATAATGATTTTAGATAATTATATCTCCTTTGAAAAGAAAGTATACATTTCTGTTATTGCAGCGGGTGCATGGATATATTTTCGGACACCAACTTGTTATGCTATGATACCTAGTGGGCATTTTTTACCATTCTTCTTTGTAATGATTTGGACATATTTGAATTATTATGAACCACTTTTTTTACCAATGGGTCTTTTTATACTTATTTTATACTCTAAACTACTGCCGATTATAGATAAACAAGTCAAATAAAATAACATGTAAGATATAAAGTATTGTATTTAAATGTTACGTAAAAATATTTATAAAAATTTTATCTACTTTTTATAAATATGGACGATGTTAGTAAAAAAATATTAAAAGAATGTGGTCTTATTTTTGAAAATGAAGAAGAAATAAATGAAATGCTTATTGAGCGGGAAATGTTGATAAATCCGTTGAAGTATGATAGTATCAAAAATGAAGTAGAAGAGTTGAGAGGTTATTTAAGTTCGTCCTTACTGACGAGTTTGCAAAAGGATGCACCAAAGTTACAAAAATGGCCATTATTGAATTTAGTGAGACAAATATTGCACGTTTATGGATACAATATGAAACCAATACGAAAAAGTGATGGTTATACACCAGACGGTGTAAAGAAATTCAAACGTTTTTTTTTGATTTGTAAGAAAAAATAACTTACTGTAAATTGCATAGTCCCATATTTATCTTGTCATAACCAAGAATCATTTTGACATACTCCGTATACCATTTCACATTAGTTTCTTTTTTGTCTATAAATAAAATAAGTTTGCAGTAATAAATCATTTCGTAGTTGTGGTCCACAAGGTTAGTTACAATACTGAGTAGTTTATGAATTGTTTTACGTATTTCTGGAACTGTATTTGCGTATTTAAGGATGTTAATAGTGTCTACATACTCGGTATCAATACTACACATAAAGTCTTGATACATTCCATTATTTTTTTCAAATACACATTCATATAGATATTTATTTATTGGATACATATATATTTTCTAATAGTATCTTTATTACCAAATTATTTATTGTAATAAAAACTTAAACAAAAATAACAATATTTTATAGAAATGAGAATGAGTAATATGTTTTATTGTTTGATTGTTGTAAATAAAGTATTATTTACAAACACCAAAACTGTTTTTACAAATCAATTGAGAGAAATGGCAACAAAAAGAATAAGCACAATGAAAAAAGATAGTAATGTAGAGTTGAAATCGCTGTCTCAGTTTTATAAACCGAAAACTCCAAATCAAGAAAAGTATTATAATTATTTGAATGATGATAAAATAAAGTTGTTGTTCGCGGTTGGACCCGCTGGAACCGGTAAAACGATGTTGGCGTGTAACAATGCAGTTAAAGATTTAAAAAGTGGAAAGGTAAGTAAAATAGTACTAACTCGTCCAGTTGTGCCAGTAGAAGAGGATATTGGATTTTTACCGGGAAATATAAATAAAAAGATGGACCCTTGGACTCGTCCCATATTTGATGTGTTTTTGGACTTTTTCTCACAGAGGGAGATTGACTTGATGATGTATAATAGTGTTATTGAAATATCACCTCTTGCATATATGCGAGGAAGAACATTTAAAAATGCATTCATTATTGCAGATGAGATGCAGAATAGTTCGCCGAATCAAATGTTGATGCTTACTACTAGAATTGGAGTAGGAAGTAAGATGGTTGTTACTGGAGATTTAAAACAATCGGATAAAGGATTAGAAAGTGGTTTGTATGATTTCATAAATAAGTTTAAAGTGTATGAGCGACGGGAATCTGAAAAGTATAATAATACAGATATAAACAGTGCAATAAAAATAGTAGAGTTAAATAATACTGATATTGAGAGAAGTCCCGTAATAGTAAAGATACTTGATGTATATAATGTGAATGAAAATAAAGTAGAAAAAAAAGTAACTACACAGTCAAATGTTTACTCAAACACAATAAGATTGATTCCAAATAAAAAATCAAGTCAAAGTAACTCTACAAAAAAAGTACTAGACAACGATGCAGCAATGATACCTTTTGACCAGTTGAAAGATTTGTAAAAAGTGTATTGAAAAAAAAAAGTGTGTAGTAAGAGTGATTTAGTATGAGGGAAAAAAAAAATTGAAAAGTGTGTAGAAATAAAAGTAAAAGATACCAAACAAATAAAGCAAA